AGTATCAGCAGAATTAGCTGTTACGCTGTCTGCTTTTAGTCCACTACCAAATGCTATAGCATTGCCTGCTGAGTTAGTAATGTTATTACCATCTTCAATTTGGAATGTACCTTTAACCTGAACAATACCACTACCTGTAGGATCAAGAGTAATATCACCTGAACCACTAGTCTGGACAGCTACGTCTTGGTTACTATCGGCAGAAATTGTAATTGTACCTGAGTTATCAGATACCACCTGTTGTCCGTTTACATATAGTGAACCAGGACCAACATAAATGTCTGCCCACTGATATGAAGCAGAACCAAGTGAATATGTTACATCTGCACTTGGCAGAATATCACCTGTGATTGTTTGACTGCCCGTGAGTGTCAATCCTGCAAAAGTAGGACTGTCACTTGTGCCTATTGCCTGGCCTATTGCAACTTCTCCAGATGAAATACTAACACCAGTACCTGCTGTAATGTGTGCTTGTACCTCTGCACCACTAGGGCCTGTGTAAGTAAATGTACCTGTAGTGTTGTCATACGTTAAACTACCATCCCCGCCGCTATCAGTAACACTGAAATCTGCATAGGTAGTAGCTGTCGTGTTAGACAAATCTGCAAGTGCTATTTCAAAACCACCCTGAGTAGAACCGTCATGGACTACCAGGGTGTCTTTACTTGTGTTTACTGTGACTTCACCCTCTGCTCCCGTAAATGACGAATGCTCGGCGGTGGTTCCACGTCTTAATTGTAATACTGTTGGCATTGTTTATCTCCTAATATGTTCCACCGTCAAGTGCGTCTACTTGAGAGCCCGGAATTACTGTAGCTCCGTCAAGATTATCTAGGTCAGCTCTCATTAATTCAAAACCTCCCTGGGTAGACCCATCATGTACGACTGCCGTGTTTTTACTTATGTTAACGGTAATTTCTGCCTGTGCGCCTGTAAATGATGAATGCTGGGCAGTAGTACCTCTTCTAAATCGAATTCTAGCTGCCATCTTTACAAACTCCCGTAATCTATGTTGTTACCGGAACCGACTGCATCGGCAACCGAACCATAATCCTGATCTGAATTATAATTCATTCTTACAATTACAGTGTCAGATTCACTAACAGTATCTATAGTAAACAAAGCATCTACACTATCAGCAAACTTTAAGTTGCCTACTGTCGCAGTTGAATCCGTGTCCGTAATTGTAAGACCCCCGCCAATAGCATGTATGTCATTGGAGGAGTCTTTAATATATAACTTTTTATCTGCTGTATTTATTGCTATTTCACCTACTGCAAGATCACTTGTAGTAGGTACTGAACTAGCTGTCTCGGACCTTTTCGGCTTGAGAATTGTTGCCATTTGACTTTTCCTCTCTTAGCTTTTTAATTTTTTCTTCTAACATATTTAATTCTTTTTTGAGTATTTCATTCTCTTTAACCAGCTTTGTGTCACCTATCTCCTTGACAACTTCAACCTCTTTAATGACTTCTACAGGCGGTTTTTCTTTTTCCGCCTGTAGAAGTTCGGTTAAGTTTTCTATCTCAGCATTTCTTTCCGAGATAACTTTTTGAAGTTTCTCATTCTCTCTACTTACGTAGGAGCTTCTAGCTTGTAAAGTGACGACTTCTATAGAAGCCTCATTATATTTTTTTGCTAGCATATTAATATATTCATTAACTAGCTCTTCATTAAACTGTTTGCCAGAATCCATTATATATCCTCAAAATTTTAAATTAAATGTTTATTAGTAAGAACCGCCATCAAGAGTGTTAGTCCAATCAGGAGTACCACCGTTTGAGTACAAGATGTAACCATCAGTACCTGCAGCAGTAGCCTGAAGTGCGCCAGTTCCGTTACCGTAAACAATACCGTTGCTAGTGAAAGTGCCTGCGCCAGTACCACCGTCTGCTACACCAATAGAAGCTGTCAGTCCAGAAACAGTACCACCAGTAATTGAACCAGTTACGTCACCTGTTACGTTACCAGTTACGGTACCTTCAATGTTAGCAACCAAAGTACCAACAGTGATTGTAAGGTCACCAGTAGATGCGCCTGTAGCAGTAGTAGTACCAACAGTAAATTTGTCTGCTGACTCGTCCCAACCCATGAAAGCGTTGTCGCCAGTGCTACCACGTTCAATGATAAGGCCTGAATCGTTAGCAGCTGAAGATGTACCGTTACCAAGTTCTAACAGTGTATCAGAAACAACAGTGTTAGTAGTAGCTACAGTAGTAGTTGTACCGTTTACAGTCAGGTTACCGGTGATAGTAGCGTCGCCACCAACAGAAAGGTTACCAGAAGAACCGAGTGTAGTGAAATCACCAGCTGCTGCTGTAGTTCCACCGATTACAGTACCATCAATAGCACCGCCGTTGACATCTACAGTTGAGAAAGTAGAAGTACCAGTAGAAGTTACGTCACCTGCAAGATCAGCAGTGACATCTGCGAAAGTTACGCTGTCACCAGTACCTACTGACTGACCGATAGCGAATGTTACTTCATTGTCAGTAACAGTGGAATCTACACCTGTGCCACCAGTGAAAGTGAAAGTATCACTACCAACTGTAAGATTGTCAGTACCAGTGTCACCAGCAATTGATAAAACTGAGCTAGTTGAAGTAGTTGTAACCGCTGTAACACGACCTTTTGCGTCAACAGTGATTGTAGGAATTGCTGAACCAGAACCGTAAGTACCAGCTGTAACACCTGAGTTAGCAAGTGTAGTTGAAATAGTTGCAGTATCGCCAGCGTCCTGGAACGTAGCTGAACCAGTAGCATCGCCACTGAGTGCAACAGTTACAGCGCTTGATAAACCATCTGCATCAGTAGCAGTGTCTGCGTTACCAGTAAGGTTAGCAGTAATAGTTCCTGCACTGAAGTCACCGGAAGCGTCACGTTGTACAATAGCGCTTGCTGTGTTTGAATCAGTAGCTGCGTCAATGGCATCAGTGTAATACTTACCACCAATGGCATGAATTTCAGCAGTGCTGCCGTCTGAGCCAATAGACTCAATATATAGTTTTGCATTTGCTCCTGAACCACTCTGGTCCTGTGCGTATGCTAATTCGCCTTCTGCGAGTGCCGCCGTAGTTGGAGCAGTTGAGCCAGAAGAGCGTTTAATTTGAATTACTGTTGCCATTTTACTTCCTCTATTGAGTTATTGTTATTAAAATGTTATTAAAAAGTACCGCCATCTAATGTTGTAATACTTGAGGTATCTATAGCTAACCCCGATACAGGTGTAGCCTCCCATTTATCTAAGTCTGCGTTGTATGTAAAAGTATATCCATCTTGGGCTCCTGTAAGATCGACATTTGCTAACCCTTCTAGTTTTGTTGCAGTAGTAGTTCTACTACTGGTAGTTACTACCTTAGGCGTTCTTGTGCTTGAAGATGGTATTACGACTTTAACGGCCATTAGCGAGTTACCTCTGGAGTTACAGTTACAATTCCTTCTAATATTCTTAAAGTTTCTGTAGTATCGTCAATCTCAATATCGTACACATACCGTCCAGCTTTCAGACCTGATGTTTCAGCAGCCGTCAAACTAATAGTTATTTCGCCTGAATTGTCTACTTTAGTAGTTGTAAAATCTACTTTAGTTGAAGTGTAATAACTTTTTCTAAGTTGGGCTGCTACTGTATATGAGGATAGATCTTTAGCGGAACCGTCAGAATTCTCTACTGTAAAAGTAAAACTGTAGGTTGTGCCTTGATCTATTACAATATTGCTTACTGTAGCCATATAAATATCTTATAAGTATTAGTGTTCTACTTATTTATAACATTTCGGACTTGTAATGAAAACTATTTTGACCTTAAAATATGGTGACAAATATACTTCTGATGACGTAAACAAGATATATACTGACACCAACGGCAAATATAATTATGTATGCGTGACTGATGATCCTAAAGGACTACATCCTAATATTTATACAATTTCTATTGACCATGAACCAGATGGGCATTGGGAAAAGATTAAACTTTTTCAGTATAATTTTGGAAAAACTCTATACTTAGATTTAGATATTTGTATACAAAAAGATATAGATCATTTGTTTGATTATCTTGACAACACCCCGATGATTTGTTATACTTATTGGAAGCCTTTAGAATTTCCTTATCACAAAGATGATCGCTGGTCTTATAACTATTTAAGTAATTTTAATTCAAGTGTCATGTTATGGGAAGATGCACACCATATATATAATAAGTGGTTAGAAAATCAAGATTATTATATGGTAAAATATGCGGGTGATGATAGATTTTTGTTCCATGAAAACTTCACATTTGAACATTGGCCAGAAGGTGAAATATATTCTTACTGGTTTAATAGAGACGGGTTCCAACCAAATGCTACAATAGCTCTATTAAACGGACAAGAAAAGTTTCCTGAGTTGAGAGAAAAGTATTATGATGAACTTCGTGTGCATCAAATGGGGTGATAAGTACACTCCGGATTATGTAAATAATTTATATCGTATGGTTGAGAGAAACTATACGAAACCCTTTACCTTTACTTGTTACACAGATGAAACAGAAGGTTTAGAATGTGACACACATCCTATACCTGACGATGGATTATTGCATCCTAAATACTGGTTTGGTAAAGAAGGTTATTGTTGGGATAGAGCAAAGTTTCTTGTATTCAATTCTGCACAGTGGTTAGGGTTGCTGGGTAAATGGTGTTACTTTGATTTAGATGTTATCATACAAAATAACATAGACGATATAGAAATTCTAGCTGAAAAGCCGAGAATAATACATTGTAATTGGCAGCCAGGCAGGCAGAAAAATGATAGAGAATTTTTTGAGATGCGAGGTACTTTTTATAATTCTAGCATGATGTTATGGAATGGCGAACAATGTAGACATATTTACAGTGATGTCTTTCAGAATGGTGAAATGGTATTCACAACCTTCTATAAAGGTTCAGATAACTATCACTATTGGCGCCAAAGAAGTTTTTGGAAGGACATACCAAGTAATTGGGTTTATAGTTACAACAGAGGCATGAAACACCCAGAAGACATTGAACCCTTTATCTATAGACCAGATCCTAAAATCTGCTTATTCAATGTTGATAATACTAAACACCCTGACGCTAAAAAACAAATCAAAATAAAAGAGTTAAAAGATGAGGCATTGCTTACTTTATGGGAAAGTTAAGAGTAAATTATATATGCTGCAAATGGGGCACCAAATATGGACCACACTTTGTTAATAAACTTTATAACATGGCCAAGCGAAATACCGATAGCGATAAATTTGATTTTCACTTTTATTGCTATACTGATATTAGTGAAGGTCTTGAGCCTGACATTAAAGTTATTGAGTTTCCTGATATTCCCAATATTCATCCTAAGTATTGGTTTGATTCTGATAAGTTCAAGTACGGCATGGCTCGTTGTTGGGATAGGCCTAAAACTTTTATTTTTAATACTCACAATTTTGCTCCTGATAAGCCTACTGGTCGGTTCGTTTTTTTCGATTTAGACGTAATTATACAAGATGACCTTGAACCTATAATCATGTATGACTTAGAACACCCTACTAAACTAAGAAGTTGGTGGCAGGATCCTAGACCAATGAAAAGTAGACAATTTAAATTGGGCCATGGTGCCTATACAAATGGTTCATGTATGGTTTGGAGTGACGATCAAACTGAATGTATTTGGGATGATGTATTAGAACACCAGGAACGCATATGGTATACTTTTACTGATGGTACAGACAATTATCATAGTTGGCGTTGGGGTATGTTTAGACCTGACGGCAAAGAGCCTCTCTGGAAACATTTCCCAAAAGAATACGCATACTCTTATAATAGAGGTAGGGATTGGGATTCAGAAGATTTAGAGGTTGATAAGTATCGCAGTGATGCTATATTGTGTATATTTAATGTTGACTTACTACCATTTGAGGATTCTAGTAGAGGTAAAACAAAACAAGATAATTTAGCAGATCCTAACTTGTTGGAGCATTGGAAATGATTAACATATATACTGTGAAGTGGGGATTTAAATATGGCCCTGAACACGTTAATAAAATTTTTGAACAGTGTAAGGAACATATTACAGAAGAATTTGAGTTTTATTGTTTAACTGAACACCCCGTTGGATTATCTCCTGAAATAAATGTTATTCCTTTACCTCGTGATAACTATTATGAGAAGTGGTGGAATAAACTGTATTTGTTTGACAAGTATCTTGTTAAGCAGGAGGGAGAAAAACTATTCTTAGATTTAGATATTATTATACAAAAAAATATTGATTGTATTGTAAATTATGATCCAGAAGATAACCTGGTGTTTGTTAAAACACATTGGCACAATATAGTTAAAATGAAAAAAGATTTGAAAGATATTCCTCACAAGTATACTGATCTTAACTCAAGTATTCTTAGGTGGAATGACAAACTAGATATTGATAAAATAACAAAATTTGTAAAAGATTATGCTAGTCAAATGTTTTTTTATTATCGAGGATTAGATAACTTATTCGGTCATCAAAGAAGAAGACTTTTAAATATTGATTTTTTTCCTTCTGGTTGGGTATACAGTTATAACTATGGATACATATGGCCTTCAGATATTGAAGAAAAGAAATTTAGAGATGAACCTTTAGTATGTTTATACGACTCAATGGAGCGACCACAAGATGTTAAACTATAATTTTTTAAATAACTATAAAAACTGGGGCAGTGCTTTAGATAAAATTGGACATGAGATGCCTTATAAACATGAGGACTTTCGTAAATCTTTAAACCCAAACTCAATGGAAGCTTCTATTTGGTTGGTTGAAGAATTACAAAAAGTTTTAGGATCAGTAGAAAAGAAACTCAACATAACTGTTTTAAATTCTTGGTTAGGATTTCCTTTAGTTCCTTTACTGTGTGAGAATCTAAATGTAGAAAAATTGAATCTTATAGATGTAGACCGGGACGCCTTAGAGTTGTCAAAAGTTTTTAATAAGTATTATACCGATCAAAATATTGATCTTAATCATATTAATTGGGATGTTCCGTTTGCTTTTCACGATATAAATGCTTTAAACACAGACGTAGTTATATCTTTGTCAGCAGAAACAATGTATCCATTGAGAGAACTCACAACAGCGAATCCTGAATGTATATTTGCTGTACAAAATTCTAATTTAATAAAAGAAATGTACGGTATTAATTGTGTTGATAGTATAGAAAAACACGCAGAAAACACAGGCA